CGGGGGGACTACGGGGGGAACACGGGGGACGGGCGAGCGGATCTGTCCAAGTGTCCAAGTGTCCCTTGACTATAATCTGATATCCATGAGACAATCGGTACAGCATCACTCACCTAGTCTCGCCTACGGGCGAGCGCACCTTTACGGAGGAGCCACAATGCACAAAATCAAAAGCGGTTACCGTCACCGGAACTTTGACATCAGCCGAGGGAGCCTGGTGGAAACCTACAAGGGGGTCTGGGGAGACGATAGTGCCAATAGCTGGTACGTGGATCATAGAGACTCGGACACCATCGACCGGCGCGGCCCAGGGTTCGCTACGCTGCGAGAGGCAGTCGAGGACATCGACCGAGCCATTGCAGCCGACCTGCGCTGCCCCCATTGCGACCTGTGGATCGGTGACCCAGAATGGGCCGGCATGCCGAGCGTAGACCACGACCTGTCGGCCTGTAGTGATCGCCAGTGGGACCGGGCGCGACGGGGAGACCTCTAATGCTCGACACAACCGCACCATGCACCTGCTGCGCTGATGTCTGGTTCTACATCGCGAACCATCTCGATCCTAGCGCAACACTGACCTCCCCTAAGGAGTCCGCCATACCGGCAGAGGAAATCCCAGCACTCTATGCAGACCTCACTGCATGCCTGTCCGATTATGAAGGAGACGACCTACCTATCACCGTCGAGCATCTTAAACGCTATATCAGGGGGGACTACTAATGCAGGGGACTCGACTCTTTGACCAGTATCTGACAGCCGAGCAGGAGGATCTCATCCTGGCTCGAGAGGACCGCCAGTGTGCGGAGTGTAGTGAGCAGGCGAGCGGATGCCTGTGTGACGGCGGCGAGCGCGAGCCGGACCTTGACGCGTTAACTGAAGCTCTACAGGAGGAGAACTAACATGGCGCACTGCCCGAGTGAAGCGTGGGTCGCCTCTGAGCAAGACAGAGAATCTGCCGAGAACGCCAGCGATCAGGAGCGTCTCGCCGCACTAGATGCCTACGGGCACCTGGCCTGGACAGTCGGATTCGGCAATGAGGATGACGCCGACTGGGAGACACGCGGGGACATGCTGTGGTGTTTCGACTTTTCGATCTGGGACGATATTGATCGCGGGGTCGTCATCGCTTACCACGTAGTCGCGAATAGCGAGTCTGGCTCATTCATCGAGACGCAGGAGTCCGCTGTTGTGCCTGTCAGCGAGGCACCCTACAACCTGCCTGAACGGTGCGTGGATCGCAGTCTCTCGGCAGATCACCAGTGGACTCAAGCAGAACTGACACAGGCCCAGGAAACAAACCAATGGTGGAACGCCGCCCTCTTACGGGCGATTGCTGCCGCACAGGAGGAGAACTAAATGGCAAATAAGCAGCAGCCCCATTGCCTGTTCGCTCGCGTCACCATCTATGTAGCAGCCCCTGACTACGGGGTTCGCGGTGAACACGTAAATCACATTATCGAGGCGGTGCAACAATACACCGACCTGACAGTCCTTGATTCTGACAGCGTGGAACTCCAGCTCGTGCCAGTCCCAGAGGAGGACAACTAAATGGCAGATGCGAACGCGTGGATGCGGGCACCAGAACCCGGCGGCTGGGCCTCTCCCGACGACGAGGATGGCCGGCGCTGTCCCAGCTGCGACGCGGTGCTCCAAGATACGAGGGAGGGCGAGCGGTGCGTCACGCCAGACTGTCCTGACTACATGGAGGACGACTGATGGCGAAATGTGGCTGGTGTCGAAGAGAAATGTTGACAGCGCACGGGTGCAGGCGGTCACCCGTCCACTACCCTGATGGTACCAAGCTCGACCCGATTTTGTGGGACGGCCCAGCGGGCGAGCGGTGTCACGATTGCGGCGTGCTGGGCGTCAAGGGGGCAGAAGCGACATATCCCCGAGGCCCGTTTCAACATCACCCAGGCTGTGATGTTGAGCGATGTCCACGCTGTAAAGGGCAGCTCATCAGTTGTGGCTGCCTCGATACGGAAGAAGACAAACAACACGCCGAACAGATGCGAAGAGCAATGCAGGCATGGGAGCAGAAACAGAGGGAGAGTTATGGCTAACGAGACCCGACGTATGAGCAAATCTGGCGCTAAGCGGAGAGCCGAGCCACTCCGCACCCTGATCCTCGGCCTCGTCGAGCAGGTGGATAGCTCGCAGGAGGAGGTACTGCTCGAACTGACAGGCCAGTGCGACCGGGCCGCTCGCAGCGCCCGTGCCCGACACAATGATGGGCGAGCGGACCTCGTGGAGGCAGTCGGGAACGCCATCCAAACCTATCGACTAGGCGTACAGTGGCCCCAGATCCCCGTGGATCCAGAGCCAGAGGCGCTGCGCGGACCCGCACCCGAACGGCGGGTCCGCTGGCCTGGTGCGCGTGAGGACACCGTCATCGAGCGATGATGTATACCTACGAACTGGGCGGACGCCGCGTGTGGCCCCTCACGCTGGTCACCGTGTGTCCGCCCGGTGCGGCTACGACTCTGACGTGGGATCTGCCAGGACATCAGTCCCGACGCTACCGGCTCGGCGGACGCACGGCCCAGAGCGTCGAACGGCTCTGGTCGGGCTGGACCCTCACCCGCCACCACGTCATAGAGCCGCTCCGCACGATGCCTCGCCGACACGGCATCCGGGCAGGCCAACTCGGGTACCAACTAGCGCGGCCAGTCCGCGTGGTGACTGTCGTCGCCCTGCCGGGTGACCGCGAACCGGATTGTCAGGTGCTCAAGCCGACCGCGAAGTTGTCACCCCTGACAGACCGAGACATGGCCTTCGATTACACACACAACCACTCACGGCGCCTCAACCGGTATGTGCGGTACCTGTATCGACTCGCAGCCTACCAAGAGCAGCGATAGGCCCTCTCTTATGTAACGTCGCCGAGCAGGCAAAACCGGAAAAAGAAAATTTGAGAAATATCTCTATCGACTTTTAAAGAGGACCGGGCGAAGAGCAGAGAGGTCAGGACAATGCCGTATACCAACAGAGCACTCCCGTTCACTGGGTCTATTGACCTCACCATTGGCACCTCGTTCGAAGCCGCCGAGAAGATGGCAGGGAAGGCGGGGAGCAAGCGCCGGAACGTGCTGACCGAACTCGCTCACCACCCGGACGGGCTGACCGATAAGGAACTGCAAACTCTGTTGCACATGGATGGGAATACCCAGCGACCCAGGCGGATCGAACTGCATCGGGCGAAGCTAATCTACGCCAGCGGAGATCGTCATGTGGATGGAACGCGGCACGTCGTCTGGTCAGTGACGGCGCTGGGGAAGCTCGTGGCACGTAGCGAGCCGTGACACAAAAAAGAGGACCGGGCGCGGAATGGAACGCGACCCGGTCCACGGGTGGCACGGAGACAGAGAGATCGTATCATATCGTGATGCAATCGCGGATCATTAAACAGCTGATGCTGATCACCCAGCGGATTGCGGCAGGCGAGCCAGTCTCCCCCGAGGAGGCAGCGGCGGTGGTCGCACAGATACCCCTCTGCCAAGCACCTGGGTGCGGGGTGGGCCTCTACCGGGGGGTGAAATTCTGCTCGCCGGACTGTCGAAACCGTGCCACCCGTGATGCACCCCGTGAGGCGGTCAGGCGAGCGGCGAGCGCCCCACTCGACACCTATACACTGGAGGAGCGATGACACCTAGAGACTTTGCGAGTGCCTTAATCGCCTACTGCTACGCGACGACGGGGTCTGTGACGAGTTGGGGACGCACCCCTCTCCACAATCGGAGGGTCGGCGGCGTGACCCATTCCAAACACCAACTGTGGTTAGGCGCGGATGTGGTCTATGACACGCGACCGACCCTCGCAACGGCTCGCAGGCGAGCGACAGCGCTCGACCTGAAATTACTCAGAGAAGCGGATCACGATCATCTACAGGCACTCTAACCAGGGGGGAGACATGAGCATACACAAAGCACATCCGCACGTGGGACTCAGTAACACCGCCGCGGAGCTGGCGGTCGCTGCCGAACAGATGGGGATCCCCGTGGATCACCTGAAGAAGATGTTGATCTTTTTGGAAAAGATGCGCGTCGAAGCCGAGAAGCTCAACATCGAACCCTCCATCGCCTGCAACGCCGCGACCACGTTCGTTTCCAACGCCATCAAGAGCAACTACGAGCGCGACGGCTGGGAGGAGATTCACCTCGACTGCGCACAGGCGCTGATGAACTATGTCGGAGCGAAAATCACCGGCTTCTCTACCGTCGAAGAGCCCTCCTCTTTAGTGGGGGATGACACACCAGATCAGGTCCACTAATTTTGGCGTTGACGACAAAATTGAATAGAGACTGATAGCTATATAGACTATACTTGACTGTCACCTTATACCTAATAGGAGCACTATGGCAATGCAAACATCAGAGAAAACGCAGCACCTCGTGAAGGCGTTCTCCGCCTTCTCGGCCAACGTCCTGCCCATGTCGCCAGACCAGGAAGGCGCGTATGGCGGCTTCCTCTCGCTCGGTAAAATCCTCTCCCAAACCCAAGGCGATCTGATCTCCGCAGGACTCGTCGTCATCCAAACGATCTCCAGTCAGGACGGCGGGGTGACCGTGACCTCCCGCCTGATTCATGTGGAAACGAACGAGTGGATCGAATGCAGCTACACGATGACCCCCGAGCGGTCTGGCCCACAGGCCGAGGGAGCCGTGATCTCCTACTGCCGTCGCTACAGCCTCATGACGCTCCTGGGATTGTCTGTGGAGCAGGGCGAAGACATCGATACGAAGAAGGATCGGGGGGTCGCACTGAAAGCGATGCCAGCAGCCGCCCCGCAGGACCCGACGACTGGCGTCATCCTCAGTAAAGCCGACAAAAAGGAAGCGCGGAACGGCTCCCCCTACATCGCAATCCGTACCTCAGACGGACGTTCCGCCACCAGCTACGACGAGGATGTGATCCAGCAGTGCGTCTACGCTTACGAGCAGCAGACGATGGTGACCATCGACATCCAAGACATCAAAGGCCACAACAAGGTGATGGCGATTTCTGCCGTGTTGGGGAGTCCAGTCGCAGAGCCAGCCCCCTTAACTGACGATGACATCCCCTTCTAGTAGGACGTGGGTGTCAGCGTGGTCGGTCGGACGGGTCCTGAACTTAGGATACCCGTTCGGCCCCTTTGTGCAGACAGCGGCACTGGAGCGAGGCGCAGAGGTGCATCGCTGGTGTTGCGCCGAGGACTCCGGTGAACCCTACACCATCGCGGCGGCATTCCAGGGCTACGCCGACGCGTGGAAAGCCTTTTCGTATGGGTTCACGCCGAGCTGGACGCACCTCGAACATGTCTTTGACACGGGGGACGGCGGGTATCACGGCATCATCGACCGCGCCGGGAGCATCCGAGGCCGGGACACCGTGCTTGAGATCAAGACAGGGGAAGGCAACGGCCACCCCCGTACGGCCATCCAACTCGCCGCCTACACCAGAGCCTTGTTTCCCCGTCGATATCCAGACATTCAGCGCCTGGAGGTGCGCCTGAGCCGCACGGGAAAATATAAAGTGCTCATACATGCTCGCGTTGAAAATTTTTTAGAGTGGGATCGCCTCTTACGAGAGGCGCAAGGAGAGAATCATGGCAGAGCAGACACCGCTTCCCAACACCCTCGAAACCAGCCTCACGTCGCTCACCCAGACGCACATCGCCATCACGGATCAGGCGAGCTACGAACAGGCGCTGACCCAGCTAGCACTCGTGCAGCAGATGCGACGACGGATCACCAAATACTTCGCCGATCTGAAAGCTCCGGTGATGCAGGCGCAGAAGCGGTTGACCGCCGCCTCGACCGCACAACTCCAGCGACTGGAGCCGGTCGAACAGACCCTGACGACGGTCATCACTGACTACGAAACCTCAAACATTAAACTCGACGAGCTTGATGCGGATGTGTTGGTGAATGCCTCCCTCGCCACTGGGGTGCCAGCCGCCCCCCTCATCCCACGCGTGGTCACGCCAGCCGGTCATCATCGCCGCACCACCGTCTCGGTGGAGGTCACAGACCTGCTTGAACTGGTGCAGGCCGTCGCCGCTGAACGCGTGCCCCTGAACACCCTGAAACCCCATACCCCCGCCCTGAATGCGCTCGCCCGCAGCGACGGGGCCTTGTTCGACGTGCCAGGGTGTCAGCGCAACACCAAGACCACCATCGTTACCTGATGCCGTCAGATATTGGGGTCTTAGGTGTGGTGCCGGGGTGGGTCGTCACCCATCCCGACATCAGTCACTCCGCCTTTCGGGTGTATGCCGTGCTGGCGATACGACTCGCGGGGCTGGGGGAGGAGGACGCGCCGACGCGTGAGGCGCTGGCCGCTGACGTGGGGGTGTCAACGGATAGCGTGGACCGGCATCTCCGCCGCCTCGCCGCCCTCGGCGCTCTCACCATCACCAAGCACGGGAAGCAGAACCACTACACGCTGCGCTACGCGCATCCACAGGTGACGACCTTGAGCCATAATTACCCAGAAGCCATCACGCCTCGAGTACCGACCCATGCAGCGGGCATTTTGCGGACTAACATTCCGCAAACACCCGCGTCCTTATTGAAAGAATCGGTGACGACACACCGCAACTGGCCCGACGGCGCAGAGATATACCTAGGAAAGGAAGTACCAAGTAAGAAAGTACTAAGTAAGAAAGTACTACATACCGGAAATTCTTCCACGCACAAAACGGACGCGGTTGCGGACCAACCGACGACCCGCGTTCACCTGCCTCGGTTTACCGAGCTCGCGCAGCGGTATCCCGTCCACCGGGACCGGTCTCGTGCCGCCCAACGCTGGATCCGTCTCGGCGCGGAGCAGAATGATGCCTTGTGGGTCGCCATCTCAGCGGGACTGGACCGGTGGATCGACTACTGGGATCAGTCCGACACCCCCCAGCACTACATCCCCCTCCTGACCAACTGGCTGACGCGCCAGCTGTGGGAGGACCGGCCCGTGGTGGACCGCACCGAGACGCTCAGTCCGCAGAGCCGGAAGCTCGCCCAGGCCGCGAGAGCATTCCTGAAGGAGGAAGTATGACCGCGCTCGTCCCTTATCCAGCCCTCGTTAAGAACGAACGTAAACGGTTTGTTCTCTGCTTCACGTCGCTGGCCTCCTCCAAGGGCGGCCAGGCGGACGAGATCAAACTCCGCGCCTACTTCCAGGCACTGAGTGACTCACCGATTGAGGGGTGCGAACGGGCAGCGGAGCAACTGAGCCGTGCGCCGGGGCCGTTTCTGCCGGACGCGGGGACGTGGCGGGACCTCGCAGACAGCCTCGGCCTCCAACAATACGAAGCCGACTTGAAGACCGTGCAACCCGCGCCCCGCACAGTGGCACAGGGCGAGGAGGCGCGACTCCGCACCGCACAGGCCGAGTTTATCGCCACCCTCCGACAGTTTGTGCGGCCAGAGACGGCGGACGCCATCGCCCGTCGCATCCAGACGAGCGCCGTCCCGACCTACTACTGCGCGACGTGCCAGGATAGCGGGTTTATTCGCGCTCCTGCCGACCCACGCGACCAACAGCGGGTGGGCTACATCGCGGAGCGGGTGCAGACGTGCGCGTGTTACCGCAGTAATCCCGTCTTGGAACGGGACCGCGCTGCACGGGGCCAACGGCGCCCCGTCTAACAGAGTGGGGGGATGTCGGTGCTGTTTCCAGCATCGGAAGGCTCGCCATAGCCTGCTCCGTCCCCCCACCCCGTGAGGTATCAGATGCTTTATCCTAAACCCAGACCCAGACACCTCGTGAAGAAGGACCAGAAGGCCCACAGAAAGGCCGTCATTCGCGCTGTACGCGACGTTGTGCGCCAGCGGGACCCTGTCTGTCGGGTCTGTGGGACGGTGCCGACACAGGGCCGTCTTGAAATGCATGAGATCCGGTCACGCGCCCAACTCAGAGGGAAGGCCCCGGAGGCTATTTTTTCTACCGCCAACTGTTTGATGTTGTGCAGCGCCCACCACCGGGACGTGACCGAGCGCCGGTTATGGTTACGCCCCGCGACCGACGCGGGAGCCGATGGGCTTGTCCGGGTCCAGGCGAGCGATAGGCTGGCGTGAACTGGTATCGCCTGACGCCATGACCATCGGATCCCTCTTCTCCGGTATCGGCGGGCTGGACCTGGGTCTGGAACGGGCGGGGCATACCGTCCGCTGGCAGGTCGAAGCTAATCCCTACTGCCGCCGCATCCTGGCCCAGCACTGGCCGGATATCCCCTGCTATCCCGATGTGACACACCTGACCGCCGAGACGCTCGAACCCGTGGACCTGATCTGCGGGGGGTTCCCCTGCCAACCCGTCTCAGTGGCGGGATCACAGAAAGGTACTGACGATGACCGATGGCTCTGGCCGCACTTTTCCCGCCTCCTGCGCGTATTACGACCGAGATACGCGCTGCTGGAAAACGTCCCAGGGCTGCTTACCGCTAACGGAGGACACGCGTTTGGAGCGATCCTCGCTGACCTGGCCGACAGCGGGTACGATGCGGAATGGGACCATTTACCCGCAGCCGCCGTTGGTGCCCCGCACCTCAGGTACCGGGTCTTCATTATTGCCAGCCTTCCCGACGCCGACCGCCTTAGACCATATTCCACAGAGAACAACGATGGGGCGCGGACTCCTCAATCCCATCTTGCAGGGCGCAGTCGGTGGGTTCAGTCCGAGCGATGTGTCTCGCCATGCCAAGAAGGGCAAGCTGTGGCCGACGCCGATGGCAGCGGATGCCACCCAAGAGCGCACCCCGGAAGCACACTACCGCCGGCAAGCGGAGAAGAAAGCCGCAAACCCCAATCTGGGCGGGTTACACAAACCCCTGATCACCGCCGTGCTGGAACGGCAGATGTGGCCGACGCCGACCGCACGGGACCACAAGGACGGGAGCTACTGCCCCAACGTGCCGGTGAACGGGCTCCTGGGGCGGGCGGTCTGGCCGACGCCGACGACCAAAGCCAATCAGGGGGCTCCCTCTATGCAGGCGCGGGGGCAAGCCTGTCGGAATTTGCGAGCAGCCACCAATGGTGGGAGTCTGAACCCGACGTGGGTCGAGTGGCTCATGGGGTTCCCCAGCGGGTGGACCGTTTGAAGGCGCTGGGTAACGCAGTGGTTCCACAAGTCGCCGAATGGCTCGGGCGACGACTCACCGCCCACGCAGAGGATCGTCTATGAAACAGCACGGCAAGGTCGATTTAAACCAAAAAAGCATCGTTAAATTTTTGCGCCAATGGCCCGGAACCACCATCCACTCCACCGCGAGCCTGGGCGGAGGATTCCCAGACATAATTTTAGGTATCCATGGCCGGACGGTCCCGATAGAAATCAAGGGAGCCAAAGGCAAACTCACCCCGCAGCAGCAGGCATGGCATAGGGCGTGGACGGGCACCCCGGTGGTGATTGTGCGCTCGCTGACCGACGCACTGAAACTCCTACAGAACATCGAAGCCGCGCACCGCCATGGCATTGTGCCCGCCGCCCTACCACACACCGAACGATAAGTCTTGGACACAGTATGACCAGAACAGCCCAAGTGTGTCCCACCCAGCGTGAGATGGCGCATCCTCCTATAAGTGCCTCCGTCTGGTCGCCTGCGAGCGGTCCAGTCCCGCCAGAGCAGTCCTGGGACGAGGTTCAAAGCCCCCCAGTCTGTGCGAGCCGGAAGCAACCTAGTGTGTCAGTCGCCATCTCGCCTTATCCGTCAGGTAGATACTGGATCCACAGAAAGGACAGTCATGAGCAAACTCGCCGCTATTGAACCAGAACTCCGACAACGCCGCACCGTCTCAGGATTCCTTGATGACCTCCGGGCGCACATCGCCCGGAAGCAGACCGAACTCGCCGGGAGTGACGCCAACCGCGTGCGGATCCTGGCGGAACTCGGCGCATACGAATCCCTGCTCAGCGAATGGGACACCAACGGGACGACCCATGAGTGAGGCCGCGACGACGGGGGACGCGATTGAACAGGGGGTGGCGCTCGCCTCGGGCGTCTACCTCACCACGATGGGGGCACGCATCGAGGGGGAGATTTCACTGACCGAGTATGTGGCAGCGGTGGAACGCTGCCAAGCCCTGGGCAATGCGTGTGCGTGGGCACTGGGTGATTTGCTTTATTATGGATCACACCGAGGGGACTGGGGCGAAACCTATACACAGGCCCTCGCCCTCACGCAGAAGTCCTACTGGAGCTTGACCCAATGTATGCGCGTAGCCAAAGCCTATCCACAGACCGACCGGGTCGAGGGCATCTCCTGGTCCCATCACCGCGAAGCCCTTGCGCTGCCAGACCCCGAGCAACGGCAACAGGTGCTGGCCTCGGCGGTTACCAGTGGGCAAAGCGCCTCGGATCTCAGACAGCAGCTCTCATCAGGCCGCGCCCCCCGGACGACGGTCTGTCCCAAGTGCCAGCATGAGTGGTGAGCGCCTAACTATAAGGAAAACTTATGAACCCTAAAAAATGGTGGACGAGCAAAACCTTCTGGCTGAACGTGGCGACGTTGGGTGTGGCCCAAGCGATGCAGCAGGATTCGCCGGAACAACTGTCGCAGCTTTTAGCCATTGCGAACATCCTCCTGAGATTTTTTACCAGCCAGCCATTGGGTCGATGAGAACAGACGAGTGGTGGCAGCGCGTCCTGTGCCGTGACCCCACACACCTCTCACCGCATGACTGCCAGCTGCTGGACGCCTGCGGGATTCGGCCCTGGGTGTGTCCCTCATGCCGTCACGATCCGGTCGTCGCGTAAGTCGCGCAGCGCGAGACGGCACCCGGCAGGGGCGCACCGCCGACCGGGACCTACGGAAGGCCGTACGGCAAGGGCGGGCGGCAGCGCGACGGGGGGATGAACGCTGGTGTTGTCCACTCATCGGGCAGCGGGCACGCGCCTGGGTGTATGGCTGGTCGCTACAGCACACAACGAACGGCCCCTGTGAGGGGTGCGACCTGTGCGGGGCGGGCACCCCGCAACCACTCCCCTACGCGGCATGGCTCGCGCAGCGACGATAGGAGCGTTATGGACATCGCAGTGAGTGTTGCAAGTATTGGTCTTGGGATTGTGATCTGGATGCTCCTCGAATCACACCGGGACCACTCCGTGGTGGAACACTATCGGGACACCGACCAAAAGTTCTATGAACGGTGGTGTGCGTATGTCGAGCTGGAGCGCCGTCTCGCCGCTAGGGCTGCGGCTGGAGCCACTCCGGCAGGGTCGCCCCCTGTGACAGCGCCAAGGGGAGTGTCCCCTGTGCCAAGGCCCGACTAATCCGTCCCTGAATCGTCTCAAACAACTGACGCGCCAGGAGCCGCTTCTGTGGGCCGTCCGGCATCTGCTGGAGTTGCGGCATCTGCGACAGGAGATTGGCGGCGAGTTGTCGCGCAAAGCCTCGATGTTTCGAGACGGCGGCAGCGGACGCGGCTGTCTGCTGGAGCGGGACATTCAACCCCGGAATATTCACTCGCGTGGACGGGGGACCGGGACGCAACCCGAGATCACGCAAGAGCGCCTGCTGGGGGTCCGACTGGTTCAGGGCGGGCGGCATCACCGACTCACGGCTCGGGAACAGGGCGCGAGAGAAGGCTCGTAGGATATCGTGCTGTTCTCCCCCCGGACCAGGGGACCCCAACACCTCTTGGCTCTTCCAGCGGGGGTCGCCAAAGACATCGGTGGGCATGAACGTCTCGGGCAGTTGTTCACGCAGACCAGGGATTCGCGCCTGCGCGGCCACCATCGTGGGGGAGGTCCCCAAGAGGGGTGACGCTATCTCCCCACGCGCTACCGCTTCCTGTACCGCTTGCGGCCCACGCTCACGGCTAAACGCCGGGTCGACGGCTTCAGCAATGTCTGCAAGCCCGGAGGGGGTGAAGCGACGGGCGGCTTCAGGGCCAAAGTTATAAAAGAGATTCGCGGGTTGATGCCCCAGTGGCGACGTTTCCTTGAGCGTCTCTCCAATCCACCCAGGGTGGGTCAATGATCGGCCCCGGTCCTGTTGCAGTCGCGCCTCGCGGCCAGCGGTATACGGCACAAACGCGGGTCCCGCCAGCGGCCCCATCACCAGTCCAATCCGTGGGTCGATCTTATCGTGCCCGTAATACCCCGCTGCCCCAGCCCCCGCGCCGAGCGCCTGCTGGGTAATCTGTTTCTGGATGCTCGCCTTCGGGAGTGTCCTTCCCGCGGCCTTGGCCGTCTTTTGGAACGCATCGTGGGCGAGAAATCCCAACCCAGGCGTATGCTCCAGCCCCTTCTCCAACCCCATGATGCCGACGCGGGCGAAGGGGGCGAGCTGCGTAGAGACAAACCCCGTGAGTCCGCCCCGCTTGCGGCCTTCCCGTTGCGCCTTCAACGCCCACTGCCCCATCCCACTCACCGGCTCCCCGGTCAGCGTGTAGCGAGCCGCCTCGTCCGCGCTCATCCCACCCGCCTTCAGGGCTTTGATGGCGACCATGTCTGACGCCCCGTAGAATCGACCTAAAAATCCCTCGCCGCGCATGTATTGCTCGGGGTCTGTCGCCCCCTTTGGCGTGGGGGCAATGCGCTGATACGACCGATTGAATTCCTCCGGGCTTTGATTGATATACCGCGCCCAGGACCGGAACCCATCGTCTTCGCCAGGTCCTGCCAGGGATTTCAATACGCGCCCCGAGCGACGGACCAGTTCCATGTCTCCGCGTAGCAGCCCCTCGCCCAACAACTCCATCGACCCCACCATGGCACCGCCCAGCGCACCGCCAGTGGCACGGGCCATCGTGTCGGGGGACCCGAGAAACCCAAAGTAGGTCCACTCAGAGAGTGCCTCCCCGAGTCCGCCCCGTTGGGTGCCAGCCTGTCCCCTTGGGCGCGGCACCTGTCGGCGAAATCCACGGGACGCAGCCCCAATCGCGCCAGGGAGGACGCCACCCCCGAGTGCGGCCCCCGCTAACCCGCGCAGAAGGGGACTCTCGTCCGGTTCAGCGGTCGCCGCGCCATACGCGCCCCCGCCCACGCCTGTCGCCAGCCGACCCAACTTCAGGAGACTACGCAGCGGTGGCATCGAGGGTCGGTCCTCCCGGCATCATTTGTTGGGCGGTGAAGATGCCCGCGAAGAGCATCCCGAGAGCAGCCGTCACCTCTTGCAGGCTGTTGATCCACTCCACCATGTCTTCCTGCATGGGTTGCCCCGCTCGCCCCTCCCGTGCCGTCGTGCCGGCGACATCAATGGTGCGTCGTCCGGTCGAGGCCATACTGTGGTGCGCCCGGAGAAAAGATTCGTTGAGGACTGCATCTATCCGAGCCGCTGTCTGCGTATCAACGAGCCCTAACCCTTCAAGGACTTTCTGCGCCGCCAACATTCTGTTAGCCATGACCCGTCCAGAAAGAGCGAGTCGGTAGTCCAGATACCGCTGTGGGTCGGATGGAGGCGGCACCAGGCCTTCTTTGGACAACCCTAGCCGCTCTTGGACGCCTCTATACCCAGGCCCCCCAAGCAAGTCCGCCTTTGCCACGTCTTGTTCTGCTTTATCGACAGAGGCCAAGAAATTGTCAACACTCTTCTTCTGGTTTGAAATCGTGACCGTTTCTACGAAGGTTGGTCCGGGTGGCCTGCGGTCTGCCATGGTTTTTTCCCCAGCGGGACCCTTACGCACCGTCTCTTCAGCCATCTCGCCGGTTTTTTTGAACTTCTTGTAGCGTGCGACTCCGCCTTTACGTGCGCCTGTTCCTGCTCTCGCCAAGAGTTTGGCGGCAGTTTCAGCGCCAATGCCACGCTGCATGAGTCTTTGAATGTGTTCTTCGGTGTCCGCAACCTCTCCCACCTCCAGCGCCTGACGTTTCCACCACTGTATCGCCGGACGGAGTCCAGAGTCAGAGGCAAGTGAGGACTCTATCTGAGTTATCGTCTCCCGAATGCCGAGGGCACCAGCCGGGGCAGCGGCACCAGTCTGGGTGGCGGCACCAGTCGGCGTACCAGGACCGGGGGTGGGTACTGGCGGTGTCGGGTCAGCAGCCTGAGTCGGCTTGGGTCGGGCTGCGGGACGAGGTACTTGTGCCCCAAAGTCAGGACTCACGCGTGCGCCGGTTCCGGTCGGGACACCCCACGGTGCTGGCTGGGATACTCCAGGCGCAGCAGCAGCCGCCGTCGAGGTGGTCCGGGTCCGTGGGTCAGGGGCACGAACATCTGGGGATGGATAACCACCAGTACGAAGCGGGTCGTCGGTGCGCCAAGCCGTGCCGGTGGTGCGGGTCCGTGGGTCACGGGGAGGAACGTCTACGGGTGGATAACCACCAGTGCGAAGTGGGTCATCGGTGCGCCAAGCCGTGCCGGTGGTGCGGGTACTCGGATGTGAAACATCCCCACCAGGCACCTTCCAGTCGTCCCACCCGCGCAGGATAGACGCTTGTGGCGTGGCGGCTGCGTTGACCCCGGTTGCAGAATAGCCAAAGGGACCCGCTCCAGAGACACCCCCGGCTGGCGTAGCGGCAGCACCCTTCGCACCACGCAGCCCACGCAACCCCCGGAGAAGACGACTGCCACCTCCAGCAGTCAGAACATCCGCAGCGCCAAACCCCATCTGCATCCCGCTGCCAGGTAAACCTTCAGACCGACGACTCGCACCCTCCGCGAGGTTCAACCCCCCGATGGCACCCAACCCAAGAGCCGCAGCCGTGCCAATGCCGGTCCCTACTGGGCCGAGCAACGATCCGACATAGGGAAGCAGTGGTGCCAGGGTGCCCGCAGCGAGTCCATACTGGGCCTTCTCCCAGGGTCCGCTCTGGAAGCGCCCATACTGGGCAATATCAGCCAGTCGCTTCAGCGCAGCGGGACTACGACGCGCCTGTTCGGCCTCTCGACGCACGCGATCACGTTCGCCTGGGGTTTTCGCACGAGCCAAGCGACGGTCTAATTCAATACCAGCCCAGTCTGACAGTGAAGGGGGCATCGTCTCTCCTAATCCGGTCGTCCCTGCTCGATAGGATTGCCAATGACAAAGCCTCCTTTACCTGGATCTCTATCCTGTGGCGGGGGCTTCACTCTAAACCAGTCCATGATTTGTGCTTGCCGCTTGATATTCTTCTGCGCTTCCATTTCCAGATCCGCTATGAACGCCCGTAGCCTCTCGCTCTGTATCTGGGCATCTCCGGTCGCCCACCTCCCCTCCGGCGGTGTAAACTTCTCTAATTCATCATTGGCCTGACGCAGGGCGGCGGTAGTTTGCGCTAAACTCCTCTCAAACGGGTCCAGTTCCTTCGCCAGTAGGTCCTCGTGGCTGATCGGTACAGGAATACGGAAAGCTCCGCCCAAGAGCCCCTCTTCTGACCTGCGATAAAAGACAGGGCCTTCCGGGGTCATTTCGGTCGTAACGCCTTGAGGCCCAGTATAGTCCTCGTCTCCAAACCCCCATCTTTCGCTAGGACTCACTTCTCGGACGGGGGTCGGGGGGTAAACACGATCTCTCCTGATATAGCCTCCCGCCGGACCCGTGACCTCTCCACGGCCTGGGATGTTATAAGTTTCCAGGCCTCCCACCGTGGCAGCGTCAACGGGGTCCTCTGAGACTGGTGGCCCAGCCGCTGGCGGGGAGACAGGACCGACCTCACCACTGGTCATTGCCTGAAACGCGGATCCGATGATATCTGCATATGGCCCACCCGAGACGTAGTCGTCGTGGAGTTCTGGATGGAACGCGCCCATGGAGTCATAACGCCACTCGCCGGTGTTTTTGTCACGCGACAACATGAGGGACTCGGACGGGTTGCCATCCGCGCCATACTGGATCGCAAACGTCTCGGCTGGCGCGTTCAGGACCGTATTCAGGACTTGTCGTCGCTTGTACTGCTTAAATTCTGCATCTGAGAGTGGGCCTTGGGCGCGTTTAATGAGTTCTCGCGTTTCCGCATCAAGCACACCCTCCCGCTCGGCCACCGAGTGGAGTATCCTCGCCTTCCCGAGTTTACCCGTCACCCTATCCAACTCTCCCTGCTGCTGGTAATTCAGTTGTATGCCGGCAGCTCGACTGTCGCGGAGATCCTGTGCTCGTTGTAGCGTCTCAAATTCGAGTCCCGTCGCTCGCGTGATGTCGTCTTGCAGTCGTTCGTTAAGCGCAGCCGCCTCCACCAGCGCCCTCTGCGCCACATCAAACTCGGCACGGCGTTGGTCAGACTCATATGCTAAATCAAGCTGGCCCTCGTAGAAGGCGAGTCGACCTGGCACGGTGGCGTTCTCCATGATCGCTGCTCGCTCCGCCTGCAACCCTGTCTGCATAGACCAGTTTTCTATTGTCCATTCTTGCTGTTTTTTCCAGTTTTCAAACGCATCAAAGCGTGTGGGATCGGCCTCCGTCTCCGCCAGCTCCCGGTCTATCTTGTCCTGCAAGTATTTGTTGTCCAACATTTCTTGCGTCGACCGCTCTCGGACCTGCTCCGCTGTCGCAAACTCACCAAGCATTTCCTGTCGCGCTCTTTCGCCTTCCTGTAACGCGGACTGCGTGACCTCCCATTGAGGCCCCCAGCCGTGAACGGTTGGCGCTACTTGCGTGTCCAGGGGCGTAAACGCCGGATCTGCTTGCACGGACGCTACGTCCTTCGCGGCAGTCCCCTCCAAGAGGTCAGGAGGCACACGTAGATCGCCTCGACCAAACGGGATGCCAGGACCACGCGGCCCTGGGACGACTTGACTGACGACTGGTCCTGCGAGCGGGGCCGTCCCTGTCACTTGGAGACTGGGTAGTGAATCGAGCCTGTCTCTCTCGGTGAGGCCCATTTGTTCAGCCACGCTCCCAACGAGTGAGGGCGGAGCGAATGGAGCCAGTTGGCCGAGGTTCTGAATCACGCCTTGGATTCGCTCGCCTCTGTTTAGTAGACCTGGCGCAAGCGACTGTCGCAGCGTGTCCGGGTCGATATCTGGAAATGCGGCCACGAGGCTCGAAAGCTCACCCTCCATCTCCTCTGGAGTCGCTGCCGTCTGTCGCATTCTGTTCACGACTCTCTCTGACTCGTCCAGCCACGCGGTGCGAGCTTCGCGCTCGTCTCTCGCCTTGTCCCGCTCCTCCCGAGACTGGAGGTGATCCATGTATTGCATGGACTGCCACGCTGGCAGAAAGTTCTCCGCAAAGCCGGTGAGGGCGCGTCCCAATGCTCGTCGTTTTGCCATGATCTGGTCCTAACGGCCCTGGAGCCTTCGCATGAACGGGGAATAAGGCCCCCAGTTCGGCGGAGCCGCCCCACTGCCACCCGGTGGGGGCGTGCGACTGGGCCTCCCTAACGCTCGACGGATATCAGGGGCGCGATTGGTCGCTGCTGGCGCTTGAGTTGCCATCGGCTGACCGAGTCTCGACGGTCCCTGCGCGAGCGGGCGTTGCAGCCCTGGTTGCTGTCCCTGTTGCTGGGCCTGCCATCCAGCCATCCCCATCCGCGCTGCGCCAGTAAGCATCCGTCCGAGTAAGTCACCATTCATACGCGCCTCCGTCGTCGCACATCAAGTACGCCGCGTTCGCTGCCGGGTTGTCCCACGCCTGGAAATCGCGCCATGCCCACTGCCGCGCCCAGGTCCGCTACTTCCTCGGCCAAGGGCGGGAACTGCATCGGGTCCGCAATCGGCTGCGCGAGTCCTGGAGGGGCTGCGCCTCGACCGGGAGGACGCTGAGGACGCTGACGACGCTGAGTAGGTTGCGGTGGTCGCCCTGGTTGCTGCTGCACGCGCCTCGACGGAGGGCGTCTGGCTGTCTGACGTGGCGGGGTTCCCAGCGTGGGCGCGAGTTGCACCGGTCGCGCCGGGGTTGCCATGGGGCCTCCCAATGGTGGTATCCCGTAGGCCATGAGTTAATCCTCCACGTAGCCTTGTCCCGCCAACCCGGCGGCACGCATATACATTTCCAAGAGCGGCACAATCGCGCTGATGCGCCCTGTCTGAATGGCATCCAGTGTTTTCGCTCGGTCTAATCCGTAATTGGCGAGAAACTCATTCCAGGCCATGTTCCGGTCGAGCGCCTGAAGGGCCACATCACTCAGCATCTGCTGTCGATCATTCAGGGTTTGCGCCGTTGCCAGCACATTGCGACTCTGCTCCTGCGACATGCCCGTTGCAAGGGTCATCGCGTTTTGCAATCGGTTCTCTCGACGGTCGGCCTGCTCGCGGGACATCCCGGTCGCCTGCTGGAGCGCCGTCATGTATTGATTCTGACGCAGCGCGGCTTCCTGCCCTGACATCGTCTGCGCCTGTTGCAGCGCGACCGACAGACGGGCGTCCCGAGACGCGACCTGTTGTTGGGCCTGCTGGGCACCCAGCGTCAATGCCTGTCCAAACCGTTCCTGCTCACGCTGGCGTCGAGCGAGTTCAATCTGCTGCGCGGCCTGGGTATACATGGGCGACAGCCGCTCCTCCAGTCGCTCCAGATACTCCCGACCCGCCCCGCTGCCGACTAACCCCTGTTCCGCGAGGGCGGCTTGCCCTTGCGAGAGTTGGGCACGCCGCAACACATCCAGCGGGGTGCGAGCTGTTTCAATCTCCATCGCCTCACGTTGCGGATCCGACGGCAACGCCCCACCACTCGCGATCAGGTCTTGCAACTGGGCACTGACATCCTGCCCGAGTTGCGGGGTCGGGGCGGCTCCGCCGCTGCCGATAATCTCGTCCAGCGTGTCCATCAACCCTTGCGTTTGGGCGGTGCGTGGCGTGGCTCCCTGTGCGCCAATGACGCGGCCTAATTCATCAGCAGCCTGTGTCCCGAGCGGGGAGACGGCCTCCGCCCCGGCACCGCGAGCCATGAGAATGTCTTGGAGCGATTGTTCGATGTTCCCGGCCAAGGGGGTCGGGGCAACGCCCCCGGTCGTTAACAGGGTCGCGAGATTCGCGTTCACCAGTTGCGAGAGGGGATCATCGCCCACCTGATAGGTGGCCTGCTCCGCGTAGGGTTCCGGCGTAAACGGAATGTCCTCTGTGGTCTTCGCGATGTCACCCAACCACTCTGGGGGCAGATCCCAGTCGGGACGCACAATGTTGTCTGGGTCAGCACCTATCCCACTGACAGACTGCACGCACTCAAACCCGTTCCACGTCCCGCCGCCCGCCTCACACGTTGCCTGATTTGTCGGCGTCTCATTTGTCGGGGTGGGCATCGGACCAGTCTCAGCTATCATCTCCATTGTGGGTGCAGGCGTTGGTGTAGGCGTTGGCGTGGGTGTAGGACTGCTGTATGCCGGTCCTCCGGGGACCCAGGGGAATTGCGCGTAGGGACCGGTCGAGGACAGGTCAAACCCCGTCCGCTGTCCTTGCGGATTGAGAATGTCGTAGTTCAGATTCCAGCCGGTATTTGCGGTGGACTGCGGATCAAACTGAAGCCCATAGCCTTGGCTCGCAAGAGCCGCCGGGTCACCGGGAGGCGCGTCAGGAATCGCACCAACTCCCTGCTGATACTGTAAGTCGTTGAACCGGTCGAGCGGGAGTGGGTCTTGTCCCTGTCCTTGTGCCCAGTCCTGATACTGGCCGTAGGCTCCGGGGATGTCGCCGGGACGGAAGTGCGTCGTCCACTCCGTACCAATGGGTGGCGGGACACCAGTCGGGTCCTGCGCGGACGTACCGGGCCAATCCTGTTCCCAGCCCTCCCAGTCGGGATAGTCTTCGTAGCCAACGATTTTACCGCTAGCTCCTGTGCTGCCGGACCAACCTGGAGTACGTGCCATAGTCAGGACTCCGTATTAACTAAACACAGTCACCTATATCCTGGCTACAAGTCTGCGTAGCCGCGCACCAGTAACCGTTGCCATCGATACATCTCGTTTCCTCGTCTTTGCCATCGTCATCATCATTACCTGGTCCATTATCAAAGACGATGGGCACGCAGGTCTGCAGGTTTTCATCCCATCGTTCAGTCACTGGGTCGCAGCGGTATGCTGAATCTCCCGTCCCGTTGCCTCCCCCGTTTCCCGCCCCAGTAAACAGGTCGGTGCCCCCAGAACTCAGGTTCCCCATGGGATCGCGATGGACACCCAAGAGTTCCAGTGCGGCCTGGAGTTGCGGCATTCCACCGCCGACTTCTGGCATCTGGGGGTCACCTTGCGAGACGGTTCCCCAGGCGGCCTTTTTCCCGACTCCCCCATATTGTCGATATTCTGGAGACAGCGGGCCTTTTCCGATATTCACACCCTGAAGTCCCATTAGATGCGGCTGCTGGAGGGCGGGATCAACGCCGGTTGTTCCAATCGGCATCGGCAGACCGCCCCCGCTATACATGGGATTCGGCTGGGCAAACGCCCCCGGCAGCGTCACCGGTTGACGAGCGCGGCCAGCCGCAATCCCCATAACCTGCTCAATCGGCGCAAGGACCTGTCCGAGCAAGGTGGGGTCCAGAGACATGCGCGTGGGAGGAGCAGATCCCACGCCATATCCTTTGAGCTGGCCTTGGGCACCACTCCCCAAGGCTGACCCAACCGCGCCCATGCCGCCCATAAGGGCTGGAATTAACCACGGAGACGCGGTAACAGCTGCTCCCATTAGCGTAACTCCTTCACCATTGTGAGGACCGGCGACGGCACAAAGCCGAGTTTCTTCCCGAGCTTTACAGACGCTGGATGCGCGGCCAAGACATTCTGAAACACCAGACGCAGTCCCATTTTCTCCACTTCCGCCATCCCGGCCTTCCCGACACGCACCGCATAGCGCCGTTTCTTGGGCGTGAGATAGATATGCACACGCCCGACCTCCAGCGTGGGTGGGATGTCGGTGACCATGACAAACCCAATCGGCTCGCCTTTCAGTTCAGCGATGAGCATCCGGGCCGTATACTGCTGCACCTGCTCAAAGAGCCGATTAAACTGTGTTATATACTCCTGCTCTGACGGTAGTTCCACGCCAAAGAAGTGTTCGAGTCCTTCCCGGTCGTCACGATACCACTCGCTCAAACGTGGGTGGTCCTCGTTGCTCACCGACCGCAGGGTCACAGGCACTGGGTGTTTGCTCATTCAGACACCTGACACGTTATTGTCCCACGGATGTCGATGTTATTGGTGACACTCGACGGCCAGGTGGCGTGGTCGGTGCGATAGCAGTAGAGGGTGTCGGTCCCCTCGGTAGTGACATACCCTTCTGTCTCGACACTGCCGCGCACAATCAGCGGCCCCATATAGGTCGTCGCACTGGCCTTCATCCCGAGTGGCATCTTGATCCGCAGTTGTGTGCCCATCCCGGCACTGGTCGTTGTATCCTCCAGAAAGAAGTTCACGCTCAACACACGTCCAATCTTGGTATAGCGATAGAGTTGCTGGTCCCCACTCGCTACGGTCCATGTGCCACTATTCGCTGTGAAGTTCCCGGCAGCAAACGCCACGTCCTGCCAGCCAAACATCTGCTCGATACTCAATAACCGACGGCGGCTATCCACAGACGCGAGATAGAGGGACCGCACGGCCTCTTCTGTTACCACGCCGGTTTCCTCACGCACTCGTGCAAAGTCGGGTGTCATGAAGTCGAGCGGGATATTACTGCGTGCCATCTACGCCTTCCGCATCTTCCCGAGTGTCTGGGCGAGGTTCGCCTGTCGCTTGGTGCGCGTAGACGCCTCAGACCCCGGCTTGAGCACGTCCTTCGCATATTCGGCGGTGCTTTCCCCAGCCGCTGCCGCTTTACGACGGAACGCCCCCGGTCGTTTGATCGCCCCGGCAATCCAATGCTTGCGTCGTTGCGCCATCAGTCCTGTAACCTCCGACGTGCCCCCGGTAAGACCTGATACCCGACGGTCATACCCTCCAGGCTCCAACTGCCATTGGCCGCATCATCGCTGATGCGAATCCGACAACCCACATCTTCGATGTAGTGACCGTTGGTGCCTTCAAGATTGATAATCTTCTGCACGGATTCATACGGGACGGTGATATTACTGCCGTCAGACGTATCGATCCCGTTGCCGTCATCCGTGATGAGCTGTAAGCCGATGGGCTCCAAACTCTTACTAGCCGCTCCGCGACTGACGGATTCATCTGAGGCGGACCCGCTCATCCATTCGACCGTCAGAGTGACATCCGAATCCGACTCGGCAATGATATCCAGCCAGCGCCACCGCTTGAGATAGGCCATCAGGCTCTGACTCTGCCGCGTTGACCACGAGTTGTCCTGTCCGTAGAGGACCTTGGTAATCCATCGCGCCGGGATGTTTGACCCGTCAAAACTATCCCCGTCAAAGAACTTGTAGCAGAAACCGCCCTTTCCCGTCTGCGCCTCTCCTGTCAGGATGAGCTGCGTGTCGGTTGCCGTATCGACCGTGGTCGAGGCAGCCATCGGCATTGTGGGCCACACATACCAGACGCCCCAGCGATAGTTCCAGCAGAGCGCCTGATTACATTCAGCATTCTCGCCAGACGTAGTAGGTCCAGGCCAGAACCAGACGACATGGCCGTTTTCGATATCGTGGAACGCATTCACCTTTGTCCGTTGGGCATAGAGAAAGGTCTTGAGCGTCTCTTTGACCGGTGTCGAAATCACCGTATCGTTCTGTCCGTCAAAGAGGCGGATGTCACCCAGTGGGGTGAAATAGGCCAACATCACCCGGCTCGTCGTTCGCGTGTCTCCAGACGCGTCGGTATACACAGACCCGGCTGGCACTGCGACCACCGATCGTTGCGAGACCGTGCCGGTGACGGCATTGGACTTGGTCCGCACCCAGCCCATGATGTCTGAGACTATTTGTCCGCTTCCTGAGATAGTCCAGATGGATCGTTCCTGAAAAGCGACCAACATGCCCTCGAAATCCCCATGGAGCGCGGTGAGGATGTCCCCCACTGAACTTTGATCGGTAAAATCGAGGTAGTTATTGATGCCCACTTGATCGGGCTGGCCGGGGTCAGACCACTGTATACGACGCGGGTTGGTATCGGTGCGTCCCCACCAGAGTCGCTGCTTGTGGGGTTCGCAGAGGTAGGATCCGGTCGGCGGGGCATCGCCATGTTCCTCCAAGAGTCGATTGCCGAGAATGTCGAGGTCAGACGCGTTGTCGGTATAACTCGCCGTGGTGCGTCCGTCGATAAACGTCACAAAATAGAAATTCGTGCCAGTGCCTGTCGTCCGATACAGCTCATAGCCGGTGATGTCCGTATCGCTGTCAGCGGTCCATGACAGATTGGACTGCTCGTCCTGTAACTGGATGACATTACTGGTGGTAGACCCGGCTGTCCGTGTTTCTGAGCCGTCAACGCTGATCAGTTTCCACGTATACGACCCATTGAGTTGTCCCGTGCTGGTATTGACCGCTGCGGTAGGCGTTGGGGACTTTGATGCAGGACCCGCCGTGGAGAGACTGGAGCCGTTCCACGCCCGAGGGGCCACCACGCCATTGGCAAAGAACAGGGTATTGCCGACCTGCGCGAAATCCGGGATCGCCCCGACTGACCCACTCCCGAAATCAGCAATGAAGGTCCAGTTGGCTCCCGCGTCCGTGCTGTACCACAGCTCGCACTCATCCGTGCCGTCGTCAAAGACACCCAGCAGTTGCCGCGTGAAACTCGCGCCAGTCTGCCGATAGGCCCGGAGCGCCCGGACCATGGTGGCGGTGCCGCCCGTATTAGTGGTCACAGCCGACGAATTTTGTTTGCTATACCCCAGAATCTTCTTGGCCCGTCCCAGTTTGTCGATCCAGAGGTTCCGCGACCCCGAGGAGGAGTAAATCGCTGGCAGCGCCACCGAATGAATACCCTCCTGCGTCCCCATAAAGACAGTGAAGACCTGTGTCTGGATCGGATAGGCCATTACAGAATCTCTCCGATAAAAAGGACGCCATTGGAGATGTCTCGACGCATGACTTCACCGCGCCCCACCACACAGTCGCTGTAGCCATAGGCGTCATGAACGCGCCCCTTCCATGCGCGGTCAAACACCAGGTCTTGCTCGACTATCTCTGGGCGTTCGGGATACACCGCAATCACACACGCGCCATTCGACTTCTGCACATGGTCGGCACGGCAGTGGTCCGGGGCCTGAATGACCCGACGGGACCGATGCGTTGTCCCACCATGGTAAATCTCATCGTAGGCCATGATATCTGGCGGGAGATCGCTGATCAGGCGCGGAGCCAGGTCAAATCCCGGCGCATCGCGGAAGCGCCCCTCAAGGCAGACCCCGTGACTGCACATAAAGGTTGGCATCTGTCGGCACATCGCAGTGACCGCGAGATAAAACGCATAGCGCCACGGGCGATCCGTCCACTCATGGGCCTGTGGCATCCCTGAGACACGCTGATGGGGTCCCCACCGCATCCCCGGCGGCTCACCACTCCACCCCAGCCGACGTGGTGCTCGCTTGTATCCCGTGGAGAACACATGACGGGTCTGATCACCCCAGTTATTGTCGCGGCTGGCATGGACGAGATAGATTTGTTGCCAGTCAGGCGTCCACTTTGCCAGCTCGTCTGTCTCCTCGCTTCCCCCAGCACCTGCCGCCGCACTGAGGGCATGGAGGACGGTGGGGTTCAGGTTCCGGGAGATATTGACCCACTTCTCCACCACGTCTGGATTGGGCTCGCCTGTGTGATACGCCTCGTTCAGTCCCTCTATCAGGGCAAACCACTGCGGATGCGCGGCCACTACGTCAGCCATCCAGTGCCACGCCTCGGTCATGGGCTTGGCAGGCACGTCTTCCGCTGAACCCAAGGCCAGATGCCAGCGTAACCCATAGTCTTCTGACCCAATCCGTAGACACTCAGCAATAAGCCGTCGATGCGCGTCATCGGAGGGGTTTAACTGTCGGTTCCCCCAGTAGCGGTGCTCCTGCCCACTCCAGCGAATCGACCACCAGGACCGCAGTCCCGAATACCCGTGTGTGCGGAGGTCAGCAAAGGCGCGATGAATCCGCTGCTCCTTTTCCTGGCTCCCCTCAAGACGGCCTTCGACAAACAGACATAACAGATCCCCCGCATGGCAGAAGAGCGGCACCCGCCTGCCTGACGCATCGACATACGCCATGCCGTCTACGGAGAGTTGCCCTTCAAGCGGGGGTAATGCCGCTCGTTCCTTTGGGGGTGGTGGCGGCTTGGCACGGTTTTGATACTCATCGCTGCGCTGGAGCCAGCCGACCACATCGTCGTAACTAAATCCACGATCAATCTGAAGACGGATCGCTTCTGCAAGTCCCACGTCGTCCACGGGACGCTCGAGTACCGCATCGTAGGCCGCACGGGACTGACGGATGGCCGTGAGATAGGTTTCTGAAGTAGTCATGACTTCAGTTTCTGGACCATGTGCGTGAGGGAGTCAATGTCCTTCCGCACCGAGTTCATTTCTGTGCCCAAATACTGCAAGCGCGTCTCGACTAACTCTCTGCCCATGTAGTCCTTGAGACGGTCGTTGAGAATCTCCCGCACCGCATTGACTGTAGCCAGCCGCACATAGGTCGCTGCACAGCCGGTGATAATCGACACCGCCGAGACAATCGCGGCGACTTCAGCCCAGGAGATGGAGATCATGGCTCTGGCTCAGGGTCTGGTGCTAACTTCAGCGGCTCGATGATTGGATACCCATCATCGTCCGTCCATTCGGTGTCGTACATGTGCTGGTCTTTGCGGCACGCCACGACCATCCATGACACCGTGTCGGTGCAATCCGATTCTTCGCAGTCAATGGTCAAGGTGCTGCCCGTGACAGAACCCCGCACATGGAACCACCCGGTTTCGTTTGAGGTAAAGCATTGCTCATCGCGGCAGAGCAGAACCCACGTCCCGCTGGACATCCCTGCGGCTTCATCCAAGTCCACCTCTGCGGTGCCATCCACCAAGGTGACGGTGCCGCGATAAATCAGATCAGCCTTCGGCCCTTCGATGAAACTATGAATTAGCGAATGGTCGCTCATGGACGGCAGCGGGTGATCGATCGAGAAACTTCCACTGGTCTTGCTCAGTGACCCATTCACATTCACGTCGCCACCCGCATACAAGGCATAATTGTTCGTCCCCTCAGTGGGGGCATTGCGAATCCACAGCGTGCTCGCACGGGTAACCGTCGCGCCAGAGCCTTTGGTGATCTCCGGTTCGGCTATCTCCACCGATGCCACATGCGCTATCGTCTCACTCGCTTGTGTCGTGATGCTGGGGCTGAGGCGCACCCCCACCAACCAAGCCGTATCACCTGTCACGCCCGTGAGTGCGGTTGACATCTGTACGACTTGTGCATAGGTGGAGAGGCCAGGACTGGTATAGGGGCCGCCGATTAACATTTGGTTGATCGTGCCAGGATTCGGATATCCGATTGACACCGTCCCGTCCAAGAACGTATGACCAGACACCTCAAGAGCACCGTCCAATTTCGTCGCGCCCGTCACATCCAGCGTCCCGCCCACATCGATATTGGTCGGTAGGCGGGCATTGGCGAGGGTGCCACTGGTAATGTTTGAGGCGCTGTCGCACCCAATACTGGTCCGCAGCGTGGACCCACTCTCCGCCACCGGATCAGTGGACCCATCGCCCACGATCATTTCGCTGTCGGCCAGGACGGACATGGCCGTCACTGCCCCCGTGCCGCTGCCAAGTAACACCCCACCATCAGTCAGCGAGGTGGCTCCGGTGCCCCCATAAGGGACAGTCACGGCGGTGCCGTTCCACACACCTGTGGCGACGGTCCCCAGCGTGGTAATCGAGGTCTGCCCCACATAGGTCGAGGCAATGGTCACATCGTTCGCGTTGACGGTGATCTTGTCAGCGGTGCCAATGACATTGAGGGTGACATCCCCAGCGGTGCCTCCACCGGTCATGCCTGCGCCAGCCACCACCGAGGTGATATCGCCCGTCTCTGGCGTCGCCCACTGAAGAGTCCCGTCTGTATTGTTGATGGAGAGCACCTGATCCACGGCCCCAATAGCAGCAGGGAGCGTCAGCGTATAGGACCCACTGACGGTGGCTGGTGCATCAAACCCGACATACTGCCCCCCAGTATTATCTTGCAGGCGTAAATCGCCCTCTGCCGTGATATCCACCTGTGTGAACGTTCCGGCTGCGGGTGTCGAGCCTCCAATGACACTGTTGTTGACCGTGCCACCGCTGATAGTGAGATCGTCAGCCACATAGGCATTCGCCACTGCCGTGCCGTTCCAGACACCGGTCGCCACGGTTCCAAGGATCGTAATTGCGGTGGAACTGCCCACATCCAGCGTGGTGGGATCGCCAGAAGCGTCTCCAATCAGAATGACGCCATCGCCCAACACGGCAGTGGCCGTAATAGCGCCGGTCCCGCTCCCAAGCAACACCCCACCGTCGGTAAAGGTCGCCGCGCCGGTCCCGCCCTGATTGACCGCGAGGGTCCCGGTGAAGTTCGCCGCCGCGAGGTAATACGTCCCCTCCTGGCTATCGAGCTTGTCCGCGTTGAGGTTGGCGACCAGCGTTGTGGACGCAATGGTCAGTGGCGCAGTGCCGGTCGAGACATCGCTTTCAAAGGTAGACGACCGAATCTCGTACCCGCCCGCATCCCAGTTCGCAGACAGCGCAAGACTCCCATCGACCCGCAGCAATGCCGCCGCTTCCACGCCATCCACTTTGTCGGCGTCCAGATATTGCACATATGCCGCGCCCGAGATGCAGGCAAACGGGGCATTGGTGGACCGACTGAAGGTATGGAGTCCCGTGATGGTATAGCCGTTCTCTTCGGTCAGGACCGTATTGCCGGAGAGATCCGCATCGGTATTCGCAACTTGAATGTCAGCCATTTATTGCCCCCGCCGGCGCACTTGTTGTCTCAGAGGATATTCTCCACTCCAGCGTTCCATGTGGGCAGAACGTGCTGGCTCCCACCCAGGCAAATCATTTGGAGCTAATCTACCGCCGATCTCCCGCAGGGCTTCCACAGGATCACGGGTTTCACTTAAATGTTCAATGATCTGCTGCACTAATACATCCTGCTGCGGGATGGGTCCGGTTGTTTTACGCATCAAGAACTCTGGTGTTGTTACTCCTCGATACGATCCACCGCCAAAGAATCCCCCAAGGACATCATCGTCATAGTGCTGGGATGGCCTCAAAGAAGGATTTGCTGGGTCCTTGATCGGCTCGCCTCGCCACTTATCACTCCCCTTAACAAATGGCCCTGTTCCAAGCACAGGACGAAAATCAAATGGATCCCCTGTTTTCATGGGAGGCGGCGTTGGCGGTCTTGGCTTGCGTCGTTTCGCCATTACCGAACCTCATAGGCCACATTGATGACCCAGGTCGCCGTGCCGTCACTGGTTGACGTTTCTGCGTTGAGGGCCGTATTTTCACTAAGTTGCAGTCCATGGACCGCCATCCCGTCCATGGCATACCACTCGAAGGTCCGGTCATTGAGCGTGGCTCCGCCTTTCCGTAGCAGGGTGTCGCCGCCGGATCCGTCCTCTAACCGGAGCAGGGAGCCTGCCCCCGCCGCTGCCACGTCAATCGACCACCACAAGACCACGATACGCTGACCGTTCCCCGGTGCGGCAATCACCGACGTGTTGGTGTTGGAACTGATACTGGATTGGGTCTGAAACTGTCCTAGCGCCATGACGCCTCCTAGATCGTGTGGTCATACCGGTAGTCATACCCCGGCGCACGGTCGCGGTTAAAGCGCCCGAGCAGTTCAATGCAGGGATTAAAGATTTCGGCCCCTACCACCGAGATAGGCTGGGCATCATCGTCTTTGCCCACCTTGAGGAGTTTGGTGGCATATTCCGCAACGGCGTTGATGGCAACATCAGGATAGGCAAAGGTCCCGGCGGCAGTGATATCGTCCGCTGCGACCATGCCGTAATACCGCACGGTATGGGTCGCATCAGGGAGCGGATCCCAATAAATCAACCGCCCATTTGTCCAATACCGCACAGGTTTACCCGTGGTGGTGGCATCGAACTGAATAGACGGATAGGTAATGGGAGCCCCATATTGATCGCCGGTATACCCCACCCATTCCAAATCCCAGGCCGGTCTGCTGGTGCCGGGGTTGATATATTGCAGGCGGTCTACGCGCAGCAAGCCGGTTGGAAACGCGGTGGTTTCAGTGCTTGCCGTGGTGGTCACGGTGCCGACGTTGGAGCCGTGATTATTGGGCTGGAGCGCCAGCAGCGACTCAAAGTAATCCTGTGCGGCATTGACCGCCCGGAGTCCGATGGTGACGCCGGTTTGCCCGGATTGCAGTTGGAGTCCCCGATCAAGGACCTCCATGAGGTCGAGTATTGTCTGGCCGGTCGCCATTGTAGTTAGTCTCCCGCATGATGTCGGACAAACTTACTGCCGTTGGACGGGCCGCGCATACTGACTTGAATTTTGGTGTGGTCCCACTGATCTGACCCCACATCCTCCAGCACCTGATCGCGCTCGGCATCAGCCGCAGATCGTTCTCGCTGCGCTTCCTGTTCCACGCGTGACCAGTAGGCTTTGCCCGATCCCCATTTGAAGCCACTCTGCTCATACACCGCGGCAAAGGTACGTGCGTCGAGTGGCACATACTCGCCAGTGGAGGTTTCAACCACGCAGAGCAGGAGCCAGCCGGGACAGAGCGCGTGCTGAATCCGAGGACGCTTATACCAGACCAACCACCGTTCCTTGACGGGATGCCACGTTACATCCAGATCGGGATGCACTGTCTGGAGATCGCTCCGAAATGGTTCCGGTGCAAAGCGCACACCAAACCGATTCGGATGCCAATACTTCAGTTCCGTCTCAATCGGTGGAGGAATCACCGGCCAAACACCTTGAGTCCAAACTCCAGCACCCGTGGATCCTTGCTGGTCTTACAGTGTCGGGCCATTCTGGCACGCGCCAGATTGTAGGCTTGGCGCGAATCAGGATTCCATTGTGTGGAAAAGCCATCAACGGGACATTCCATGGTGCCCTTCTCCGCATCCTCGATACAGGCGTCTGGGATAGGCTCGTCCGCCTTGACCCATGGCGCGGCGAAGGCTTCAGGAATCACCTCGACAAGCGGCACGGCAAACGGCTTGCGTTCGCCGTTCTCGGTGAAATAGGTACGTACGCGGCCAGAATCCGATCCGATGCCACTACGATGCGGACGGCCCTTGCCGTCCCATGCATACATCGACGGAAAGGCCGGTGCGCCCCGCTGTGCCATCTCACGCCAACGGGCATGTTCAGTCAGATAGCACGTAATCGCCGATGAAATCCTGTCCAACCCGGCCCACGGGGTGCCCTGATGTTGTTCCAGTTGGGACAACTCATACAGACGGCCCAGTCCCTGTTCGACTGCTGCGGGATTCACTCCCGCTGGGAGCGGATTCTGCATGACAGCCAAGGGGGCTTCTCCCAGGTGCTTCAGGAAAAACGCATTCTCCTCAAGCGAGTAAGTGGTTGGATCAAAGACTTCAATGTCCATGGAACTCCTTAATAGCTGGAATTATTCCGAACCGGCTTCAGAATGACGCTGACGGAGCATTCCAGACTGGTGACGGTGCCCGTGACATTCACGGAGAGCTGCTCGCCTTTATCCAGCAGGCGATTCGCCACCGTTGAGGTCAGGGTCGCTTGGACGGGCGTATCCACCGTGCTGTCCAACGCAAAGGCGGAACTCAGCGCCGTGGTCAAACTCGCTGGAGCGGTTCCAGAGGCTGACACCCCCACGTCGAGGGTGCTGCTACTAGCACCAGCCACACTGTGTGTTTCCCGCACATCCATAATTTCGTAATCCCGGTCAGCCACAAAGAAATGCACATCAGCGGCTTCTCCCGCAGAGGTGCGATACTGGGCCAACACGGGGGCGAGACGAGCAATCGCTTTCAAACCCATAATAGAGACTCCTGGCGAAGTGACGGAGGAGGAACCGGCTGGGACAGCGGCCCCTCCTCCCACCTACTCAGTTTACGACTCAGCAATATCTTCGATTTTCGCGCCAGCGGCTGGATTGTCACTGAGCAAGTCACCCTGCCAGTACCAAGCCACCTCAAACGTGGTGTTCGAGGTCTGCCGGAAGAACGGCGTGTTGTCAAAGATTTCCGATACCGGGCGCGGCACGGAGTTCTCACCGTGACCGATATAGAAATGCTTGGTGTCCATCCCGATGATGGTGTTGGCGGCAAAGTAGGGATCGACGTGCCACGGTTTCCCAGAGAAGCGATAGATGGTGCGTCCGTCGCCGCCATCCTTGCCCTTCTGCTGGGCTCCGCCCTCACGTCCCACCCCGACGCCCCCGTCAAACGCTTTCGGCGACCCCATGGCGAAGTAGGTGTCTTCGCGCAGGAGATCGTGATAGCGCCGGACGACCGCGAGATTGGAGAGATACGTATTAAGACTGGCTCCGCCCTTCTCGCGCACATTGTCCTCGAGTTGCATCATGAGGTCTTCCGTGAGCGCCCGGTTGGTGCCGCTGTTGTCCAGGACGACCGATTCCCAGAACTCATTACCGGCGGTGCCACGGTCAATCCCCCCAAAGTCGCCCTTGGGTGACGGTGGATCCGCGTCGTCAATGATGCCGAGGAGGCCGTTCGTATGATACGACGTGCTGGTAGCCACCGTATCCTGAATGACAAAGTAGTCTCCAGCCGCCGTGCTACTGGGGGCTGACCCGCTAATCGTCACGGTGCGGTTGACCGTATCAATCGCGGTGATGGTGCGGGAGTCCGCGAGTTTGGTGTTATGGTCACTGGCGTCCATCAGATCCACCACCAGCCCCACATCCATACTCGGCAGGGCATTGACGGTAATGGTCGTCTGATTGTCAGCCGCCGGTAACACGGCGAGTTTCCCCAGCCCGTCTGAGATGAGATCGGCATTTAGGAGTTTCAGGACCCGTCGCCTGAACCCCGCCTCCATCATCTTGAGTGCGGTCTGAAAGGCAAACTTGGAATTACGGGCATCTTGGAGTAGCTTCCAAGACATATTGTAGAGTCCCGCAAATTCCGTCAGGGAGAACTTCGCCTCCGTGGTATCGGGGTTGAGATTGGAGGGCAGTGAGCCGCCTTCCGCCAACCCTGTCCACGCGCCGGGGTTCTTCACCATGATGGGCATGATGAACTGGCCTCGACCCGCCACCGGTTTCGCCATCTTCTGGAACATATTCCAGCAGACAACTTCCTGATTGACGAGATAGAGGACCTGATCGACCCCGTAGGTATATTTCAGGGCTTCGATAACATCAGTGGTACTTGCCATGATTCTCCTACCCGTGGCATCAGCCACGACTCAGGAGGGTGGCGTTACTCAGTGAGTCCCGGATTCAACATGGGCCAGAGTTCGTTCGTTCGCTCCTCGGGGGATTTATACCCGCCCGTCTTGCCGCTGGTCAGCGAGGATTCACCGCCCCGTGAGGGAAATGGTGATTCTTTCGCTTTCGCCGCCGCCTGACGGTCCATGTCCCGAAAGGCTTTCCGTAAGCCGTCCACCCGTTTACCGAGCAAGTCGGGATACTCTGCATTCAAATTATCCCCTTCATGCGACAGGTAGACATCTCGCTGGAATTCACGGATTGCCTCGTCATCGGGAAGGCCATGCTTGGTGCGAAGTTCTTGAAATCTGGATTCGAGGTCCTTTTCAGCCTGCGCCCCTTGCTGGGACCCGACCTGCTCTTTCATCGCCTTATGCTGATTCCAGAGCTGCGCGAGTGCCTGCTGGCTTTGCTGATACTGCTGTTGCATGGGCGTGATGCCTTCATTCACCAACCGCTCAACCAACTGTGCTGCCGTATTGCCGTCCAGATAGGGCATCGACCGTAACTGATCGACCATCGACTGCTGTTGTTGCTGCCCCGCCTGCTGCTGGGCCTGCTGGGACTGCTGTTGGTAGGCGTGACCTTGCTGTTGCAACTGTTGAGCATACTGCTGCAACTGCTGGGCCTGCTGTTGGCGTTGGCTGTCCCATGCTTTCCGCTCTTCAGCCAGAGCTTGGGTTTTCTTTGTATATTCGGCCTGAACCTCTGGGGACCATGATCCTCCAGCGCTCTCTGCGCCATCTCCTGCTGGTTCACTTGAGGCTCCCTCGCTAACGGGAGCGCCGTCCAGTTCCTCTGCCATCTGTCACCTCGTCGAGTGATTGAAGAGTCGCCCCGAGCGTGTTCGCCTGCCGACGAGTGCCCGGTCGGTGTTCGACAATCGTGTTCGCCTTCACGTAGGCAGTGGGCTAAGTGTAGCGAGACATCACACGGATGTCTAGGCAGCGTTCGGTCATTTCTTCTTCAGGACCCGTCGCCCCTCACTCAACGCAATCGCCTGCGCCTGTTTGGGGTTGGTCACTGACTGCCCACTGGAGGACTTGAGGTCGCCGTCCTTATATTCCTGCATCACCACCGACACTTTCCGGCGCGAGACAGGTCCCTTCTGGCGTGTAGCGGCTGATCGTCGTTTCATTACTGGGGTCCTCTTCGACGTATGGAGAAATAGCGTCCGCCTGGTCCTGGCACCACCTCCCTCGGACCACCCTGCTCGGGAGAAAGGTTTTCCTCCCCCTCCACCCCAAGACCCCACGTAGGATGCCGCCGTCCTTTCAGCATGACAGACACATCATCGCCAAATTGCTCCCTGACTTGAGACGCTAGGCCCTCCCCGAGTCTGTCCTCCCCGAGAAGATCAATGTCCTGCGTGACACTGCCTCCATGTGGAAGATAGCGTTGCGCTTCTGGATGCCAGACCCATGCCTCGAACGCGTTCCCCACGCGTATTTCATCCGGTTGCTGTGTAAAGGGAGGAGTTCGCTGCCATCGGCTCGGCACAGACGCTTTGGGGAGTGGATTACGTCGGCGCAGCAAACGGGCAGTGGCTTCATCATAAGTATTGCCTTCAGGGTCGAATGAGCGTCGTTGCGGCATTACTGGGGTCCTCGCGGTCCCTGCTGTTGCTGCATAAAGGCTTGCAGGAGTTCCTGTGGCGCTTGCGGAGCGACCTCCTGGGCGGCTTGTACCTGATTCAACGCCATGTCCACCGCTTCAGCGGCGGCTTTCGCGGCGGCTTGCTGCGTGGCCTGCGCGACCGCGCCCTGGACCTGGGACTGCTGCATCCCTTGCGACCGGCGTTCAGACGCCTGCATCAGGATCTGGCGACACCGGTTCCAGAAGGTCACAAACCCCTGCTGGAGTTCCGGGGAGGCCGAGAGAAACTCCGTGGTCGCCATCTGGGATTCCAACTCGTCCATAATGACGCGCAGGTTCCAGAACGGCATCGGCAGATGCTCGGGAATCGCCTCACCCTGCCAGAGACGCTCGACCAGCGCCATGCCCAGTTTCCGATAGGTGGTTTCGCTGCTTTCGCGCCCCAGATCGCCCATCTCAAGGTCTGCCGCAATCTTTTCCTTGTCAATCCGGCCCGTGCGCTCGTCCATATACAGCACACTGAGCGGGGACTGGAGATGCTCCCGAATCCGGGCTTCCCGGAGGGCACGGAACTCAGGAATCAGGCTCCCGCGTTCCACGGTGACGGAGTAATCCGTCCCGGCCTGGAGAATCTCGGAGGTCTGGAAGACAAACACCTCATCGCGCATGGACCGGTCGGTATAGTGCATGGTGCGGAAGGGCGGGTAGTATTCCTTGACCCGATTGATCCGCATATCCTTGACGGCGGACATCTGTTTGCCGATATGGAGATAGAGGTTGCCCCACTGGGTGTCAATCATCTCCTGCAACATGGGCACCGCCATGGGACCGCGCAACTGGCCGGGGAACTTCTGTTCCTGAAACAGATCCACCCCGCCAGCAATCTCTCGCATCAGTTTGACGGTCAGATCGATGGAGGGCATGTACCAGCTCGGCAACTGCGGGGGGTCCCGGCGCTGAATCATCTTCACGCCCTGCTCGTTGAGCCCATTTTCAATCGGCGCGGGGTAATCCGCGGGGATATCCTCGCGTTTAATGCCCTGACCGAGGAGTTCATTGGCATAGAGGGACGCATTGGACTGTTCGCCCAGTTGGGACAGCCGTTTATTGAGAAACCGCTGGGGTGGAATGAGGTCTGACACGTAATCACTGTTCCAGAAGCTCACGGTGGTGGGAGCCCAGTGGAAATCGACCAGGGGGATGTCCTCGTAGGGGTTGTCCTCATCCAGCAGGACTTCTTCCCCCGGCACAAAGACGGAATAGCGCCCTCGTGGGTGTTCATCCGAGACGGGCTGGTAGCGTTCGACCACCACGGCGAGGTCCGGGTCGTTCTTGTCCCGACTGCCCTGGACGCGGGGAATCAAATCTTGGAGATGCACCGATCCGGTCGGAGCCCCCAGGGAGTTCAGGTCGGTGGTGAGAATCCGCACCTCTGAGGCGTCCTTGAGGTTTTGCAGGGTTGTCTCACTCACGTCGTAGTTGGCCTTGATCCAGCCGGTCGTCCGAATCTTGGCGATATAGACCGCCTGATCGGGCGACAGATCCGATACCGACCGTACGGAGGCATCAATAAAGACCTGCAAGGGACTCAGGACTTCACTGCCCACGTCTCCGGCCAGCACCATATCCTCGACGACCACAAACTGCTCTTTGGGTGCGCCTTGCTGGAGGCGGAGTTGCCGGTCGGACTCAGGAATCGTCTCACCCGAGACGGTATCGGTCCATTGCAATTCATTGGTCAATTCATCGAACCGGGGCAGCGGTTCCATGGTGGCATCCTGCACCCACGGCACGTATTCAAACGCCACGCCGCCAATCGCCATCCACCAGAGCAGTTCCCAGGTCCGGGAGGGCTGGTCGAGCTTCTCATCGAGGGCTTTAATGAGTTTATTGACCACCTCGGTCTTGGCGAGGGACTCCGGGTCCTGTTTATCGGCACGGGCTTTGAACACGGGCGCGATACTGGTCAGGCGTCCCAGCATTTTATAGAGCAGTTGCCCGAGCAGATTGAAGACCAGATGGAGCTTATTGGGGTCCCGTTTTCGGGTAAAGAGCGCCCGTTTCTCGGACCCGACCCAGTGTTCCCCCGAGACAAACGCGAGGTTGGTCAGAATCCGCAGTTCCACGGAGCCGACCTCCCGCGCCTTCTGCTGGCGCAGGCGATTATAGTCCGTGGTATAGGTGACGAGAGCTTCAGCCTTGGATGGCATGGGAGCCTCCTACGCGCCAGGGATCCGTGGCGGGACGCGTCCGCGCTGTTGCGGGAAGGGACGACGCCCCACACTTGAGGTCCCCGGTGTGGCGGGAGATCCCTGAAAGTCGGGGGATCCCTGTGGGGTGGGGGTCCGACGTTGCGTGGGGTGCCGCGAGGCGGCGGCACGAATCCAGTCAAAAAACTCTTTCATGTCCGTCTGTGACTGCGCTTCCTGCGGGGCGGCTGCGGGTCCCAGGGGGGCATGGGTGCGATCGGGAGGGGACGCGACCTGGGGACGGCGTCTCGGTGTCCGCTCCAGATCGGGCCGATGCGAGGGGTCACCGGCCCCGCGCCGTCGCGCCACGGCGGCGTCGGCTTTCCCTTGTTTGGTGTAGGGGAAACGCTGTCCATCGACTTCTGGCATTAGTTCGCTCCTAGGTGGGCGTCCATGTCGCCCCCCACACGCGGATCAGGGGGGGCCTCGCGCAAGGCGCGAAGTTCATGGTGCAGGGTTTGCACCTGAAGTTCAAGGCGTGCCATCCGGGCCGGGTCCACTGGGTGCCGGGTCCCCGGTATGGGGCAGAGCCACTGTCGCAGGCGGTGGCGTAGCTGTGTCAGCATGGGTTTGTGCCTCCTGAAACACCGCCCCGAGCGGTTGCGTCACCCGTGTGCCATCGGGGTGCGTCTTGGTTAAGGCGATGACGTGAAAGATAAAAGCGACTTTGGCTTCCAGGGCGGCGAGACGATCCTCGGACATTACTGCGCTCCTAAATGGCTGTCATGCGGCTGTCGGGTCTTCCGGCGCAGGGGTTCCCCCATCGGCTGAATATTAAACAGCGCCGGAAGACTGGGTGCGGGGTCGGCCACCCGTCCCCGTGGATGCCGGGAGAGAATATGCTCCACGCAGTCGAGCGCGTGGTCGGAGGCTTTGATCCGTTCGTATTTCCCGGCGCTACTGGTTTTGTCGGGCCACTGGGCGTGTTCCAGTTCATAGGGGAGAATCTGGAGCCACGGGGCCAGCCAGATTTGCTCATGCTGGAAGTATTGTCGGGCCGCTTCGGTGCGGACTTCCCGTCCACGGTGGTTCGCCATCAGATGCAGGCCGTGATGGGCGCATTCCGCTTTGAACTGGGAATTGGCATCCACCCAGGCGACCGGACGGGTCCGCCAGCGATGGGCCATGGCGCGGACCTGCGTGACCCAGCGGACGATGGAACTGTCGGGGTCGAGTTCCGGGGTGTGGGCGACATAGCGATAATTGGTCACTTCATCCAGCACAAAGGCGTGCCCTGACGGGGAGACGGCCATCACAACCGCCGCGCAATACGTCCCGGTGTCTGCGCCCAGGACGGTCGTCCATTCCGGGTCAGCGCGGAGGGAGGCACGCGTCACCGGGGACGCGGGACACACCTGCGGATGCTGCTCGGGGGTGATCAGCCGATCTCCCCGCTGATAGTTATACACGCGCCCCACAAAATCGCCAAGTTTCCCGAGATAGGCGATGGAGAACTTCTCCCGCGTCAGCAGGGTGCGGTCCCGGTCCATGGCGGTCTGGTCGAAGCTATAGGGATTCACCGTGGCGGGAATGGCGCATTTACAGACCCAGTCCGTGAAGTCGGGATGATCGTGGCCGTGCTCGTGAAAGACGCCGACCCAGGGACGGTCAGGGGTGGTGGGGAACACCGCATAGCCTTTCCGCACCCGGAGATTCTGGGAGACGGAGGTAAAACACTCAATCCCCGGCAATTGATACGCTTCACAGTAGATATAGGCGTCCACCTCTTTGCCCTTGAGGGATTCGGCCCGTTCCCAGCTGCGGGCCTCGAAGCGGGCCCCGTTTTCCAGTTCCAGCCAGAGCCGTCCGTCCTTGGGCCGATTCTGGAGGGACGTGGGGGTTTGATTGAGTCCCCGTTCCGAGCAGAGGGCTTCGAGCAGATATTCAAACTCGGGGGCGCACATATCGTATTCATTGCCGACCAGATAGACGCGGGCGTGGGGCACCGCCCCAAATGCTGCCGCCCAGAGGCCCGCCCCGGCGGACTTCCCGGATTTATACGCGCCGAGTTCGGCGACCACCTTGGCCCGTCCGTGTGTGCGGGGGGTTTGGGCGAGCCAGACACAGGTGCCATCGGGCTGGCGGGCATACACGGCGTGGGGGGTCCCCTCGGGCACCACCTCGTCGGTCAGGTCGTAGCCATCGGTCGTGGCCCACCACGCGGCCTGATGGACAAACGGGACAAAGTCCATCTGCCGGCACAGGAACGTGCGGAACTCGCTCATGAGCCGGTCGCGCAACGGGACGGGGACCGCCGTAACCGGCATTACTGGGTCGTCGCCCCCTCGGCGTCATACCGACTCAACAGGTCATGATAAAATCTCGCTAAGGGGCTTTCCCGCCCTGCCATCCCGGCCACTTTCGCCTCCATCGCCTGCCGACACGTATCCGCCTTCGTCTTGGCCGGTCCCTCGACCTCCGCGTAATTGGTCGTCCACAGGACGTAGGCCAACTCGTTGTAATGCTTCGTCAACGCGAGGTCCCATCGGGCTTCGTCGGTGAGCTGGTGCCACGGTTCGCCCCCCGTCAACTGCTGAATCGCCCGCACCACCTCCGTCTGACGCGGCCACAGCTCCTCGCACGCCAGCAAGACCGCCTCGTCCACCGTGGTCGCCCAGAAATACGGCACCACGTCCGCCACCGGCGCGCCCGATAGCAGCATCACCGCGAACTCGCGAGCCTCCCCGTCCGCCAAACGCCGCACGCCCACGTCGGCCATCACGCCCCTCCTGTCCAGGCCAGGTCACCGTCACCCGACACCCGCACGCCTCCATATACCGCACAAACCACCGCAACGTACTCGTCCCGCCCCGACCCCGGCGACGATACAAATACTGCGACACCCCACCCGCCGAAATCCCCATCCGCTCCGCCACCTCCCGCACCGTCAACCCCGATAACAGCCGCGCCTCCTGCAATAACGCCGCAAACGCCCGATCCTCCCCGCTCTCCACCACCCCCACCTCTCGGTCCATACCCCCTAGCCTACCATACACACTTTCTATACGCATCCAGGCCGCGCTTTGTAAGAGGGATTGCCCCCGGC